AAGTTGCTTTGTTTTCACGCATACAATATGCCGTTCAGTAGTTCCTCTACCATTCCAACATAACGCACCATTGTAGACTGTCAAGCCCAACTCCCTTTGAAGCTGAGTAGACCACGCCTCCCCGATCATCGCAGGAGTGAGCGCCTGCCAGCCCTCTGTGCCCTGTGATCGCGGATCGGTTTCGAGGAACCATCCGGTCGTCCACTGGTACTTTCCGTTCCTCGAGTAATACTCGTCGAGGTGCTCGCAGATGACCTTTGCCATCCTCTGAGTCTCGGATCCTGTGGCTCTGAATTCGTGGTTGAAGTCGTCGAACTTCTCGGGGTCGAGGACGCCACGGCCAGGGCTCGGATCTGCCGCGTCTCCGTGGTCTACCTTCCCGTCCTTGATCTTCTGGGAAAGTGATGTGAGCTTCCGATCATCGGCGCTCTGTAGTGCGTCCTTCTGGACGGTGGACATTGCCGCCGGCACCTTCTTCTTTTTCTTCACTGGTAACTTTTTCGCTGGCATGATCCCTCCTAGTAGATGCTTTCTTGGATTTTCTTCTTCGCGGCGGCGATCTGCTTTTCGGTCACAGATCTCCCGTCCATTTTCGCCGCCTTGACGGCCTTCTGCTCATCCTCGCTCAAGCCGCTGCCCTTCGGCGGCGAGGTGGGCTGTGGGCCGACCGGGGAGGCGCTCGGTTTCAGTCCAGGTTTCGCGGTGATCGTATCTGCCTTCGCCAGCGCAAGGACGCGCCCGATGAATTTCCCATCGCCGGCAATCGCCTCGAGTGCGTCGGTTTTCCCGGTCATGTCGGCTTTTTCGAGGGCGCGGTAGAGAGACTCCCCGATGATGTTCTTCACCGACTCCTGAAGCTCTTTGTTGTTTCTGAATTCCGGGTCGGAGTTGAGGGGCCCCTTTGGATCATAGAAGTTTGAAACGGCTTCCTTGGTGGTTTCCGCTGCGGTCTCTACCTTCTTGACGATTGCTTGGAATTGCTGATCCTTGGACCCCTGGACATCCTGGCGGATCTCATCGATGGCTGTTTTGAGCGGCATTGTGGCCGACTGTGCGGCCTCCCAGTTGAGGTACTTGATGGCTGCGGCCTGCTTCTCCGCGGCCTTCGCGTTGTCCTCGTACCACTCATCGGCGGTCGGGAGCTCGACCTTGGGCGGTGCGCCGGGCCCCGTCGCCGCCGGAGGGCCAGGGGGTGTCGCAGCAGGCGCTGGGGCTGGGGCCGCAACCGGCGGTGTCGCGGCTGGTGCCGGCGCGGGCGGATCGAACAGACCCCCAATATCGCTTGGCATTTCAACGGGCTCATATTCGATTTCCGGCTCAGGGCTCGGCTCTGGATCTGCGGTCGGCTCTGGGGCCGGCTCTGGATCCTGCATTGCATCGCCGGTAATGCCGGCGTTCGGGTCGTCAGAGGGTTCTGGTTCCGGCGCCGGTTCCGGCGCGGGGTCGCCTGCCGGTTCCGGGGCTGGCTCCGGGTCCGGGCCCTTTCCCCCGCCTCCTGACGGCTCATCGTCGAATTGATACGCCCTTTCTAACCATTTCCAGTCCATGATTAACCCTCATCTTTCTCTGGCTCGGGCGGTTCAATCGCCCAGGCCAAGTAGTACCGCACCATTGCCGCTTTGGTCGATCGCTTCATGAGCTGCTCTGCATCAGAGCTTCCGACCATCAAATCTTGCAGTTTCACGTAATCATCGTAGAGCATGTCAATAACCGCGGCCCACTCAGGCTGCCGCTTCAGATGGTCCAGCAGCTCCTTTTCCCCCGGCTCCCGCTCCAGCTTCGATCTCTTCCCCGAGATCCACGAGGCGAGCCTCGTAGTCGATGATTTTTTGCTCTTGTTCCGCGAGAATCCCTTCAAGCTGTTGTAAAGTCTGCGCGATTGATTCGCCAGCCATTTTCGTGCCTTGGATATCCATTGCATCGCGCACCTCCGGTAACTCAAATTCTGTCAGCCATTCGGCAAGGACGAGATCGTAAACGTCGAGCATGTTGCCAGCGATCGGAGAGATGCCAGTGCCACTGACCGTAGCTTCTCCAAGTTCGAGGGTCGTCCGCGCAAGTTCCGGTAACTTGTCAACAAGTGCGAGGGCCTCTTGCTTCTTCACGGCTTTCGACATGGTTTGAGAATTCACCTTGGTCTCGAGTAGCACCTGATCGCGCCAGTAGCCCGGCGGGAACTCGACCAACATCGCCTGCATCTCCTGGGATTCCTGCGGGCTCTGTGCGTCTACGAACATGCGAAGGTTCTCTGGGTAGAACTGGCGGAACTGGCTGTACTGCATTTCGATAATGCGTGTGAGCGGGATTCTGAATCTGGACATGATCTCGTAGAGCGGCTGCATCGCCTTCTCGAGTACCGAGGTGGTCCCGGTAGCGGTCGGGCGGTCTGCAAGCTCCTCGCCGTAGAAGGCTGGCGGGATGGAGCTGGCATCCCGCATGTGCTTCTCGATGCGCTCAAGCAGGGCGAGCAGGAACGCAACATCGCCAGTGGTGAGCTTGATCTCGTGGATGCCGTCCGAGAGCTTCTCGATGACGAGGGACTCAACCTCCTGAAGCCCCGGGCCAAGGCGACCATCGACGATGCGCTCGCCCAGCTTGAGATCCTTCAGGGCCAAGACGAGCGGCTCGATCGAGCGGACGCCGGCATCGAGGAGGATATTCATAATCGCGGAGTAGGCGCGGTGAAGCTGATCCGTAACGCCGCAGAGTGACTTCCCATCGATCGACCCAACGACCTGATGCCAGCAAAACGAGGTGTATGGCCGCGGGTGCTCCTGGTAGAAGGGGCTATGGGCCGCTACCCAGGTTTGCCGTTCGAGATCCACGATGATGACGCACTCGGCGCCCTTGAAGCTCGTGTAGACCTCGTAGAGCTCCAGCTTGGTAAATTCGGTGTTGTCCTTGCGCTGGCCCTCGATCGAGTTAGCGATGTACAACTCTTCGTTCTTTTGGTCCTGTGCTGGGTCGGCCTTGGTGTCTCCGACCGCTGATGGTACGAGATCCGAGCGATAGTAGCCCTCTTCCTGTTTGAGTTTGATCTCCGCGATCGTCGTATCGAACCGCTCTGCCCACCAGGGGGAGTCGTCGATGTCCGGGCAGGGGATCGGGTGATAGATCCTGCGGGGATCCACCACGAACGGGAAGGAGCCCTCCTTGACGACCTCTGATCTCTCCTGCTCCGCCGGCTTCCCTGTCTCTGGGTCTTGGTCCCAATACCTGATGGTCCGCTCTTTCCGTACCCAGGGAGACTTGACAACGGCCTTTGTGTAGATCTGCGCGTGACGGATCATGTTGTTGACGAGGGTAATATACCCGCTCATGTCTGCGATCCAGTCGAGCGTCATGGACGGCTGCGAGCTGCGGGAAGCCCGGCTTGGCCTTGGCTACGAAAACCGTGTCCTGGGCGAATACCGGGTTGGACACGTTCGAGCTCGATTGCTTGCAGGTTTCAAAGGTGATGGTGAAATCCAGATCGGATTCTCTGGGGCTGTCGGGCCCGCCATTGGCCCAATAGTTCTTCTCGCAATCCTCCCAGACTGGCTCGAGCGTCTCCTTGCGCTCCTCCGCGGCCTTGGTGATCTCTTCGCAAAGCGTTTTTACGAAGTGGTCGAGATCCTCGTTTTGGCCGAGCTTTTGGGCTATGTGATGGATGGGATATTCTTCGGGGGCGCCTTCAACTTTCATCTTGCTTTCCTTAGCTTCGAAGAAGAACTGAGTCCGTATCGCGGCTTGAATACGCGAACGTTACTCGGTGCCCGATCGTCGCCGTCATCCCATACCCTGTTCGGGTCCAGCGAGCGATCTTGGTCGGTGGCCTGCCACCATTCAACGTGCATCGGGAAGGTGTCAGCCAGTGCCGGCGAATCGCCAATGACTGTCCCATCCGGCGCAATGTTGAGCGAAACGAGGTGATCGACCACGGCCTCATGTTCTGGATATTGCACGAAAAACTGGTGAGAAGCAACATACGGATGGAATCTGTCGAGGATCCTTTTGCCCTTTCTGACCCCGCCGGGCGTAAAAGGTTTCACGCGAAACATTTTCTTTCGGAGCTGCATTTGTTGCTTCAGCCAGTATCCTACCCAGACCTGCATCGACCCGGCCTCGGGGATCAAAAAGTCTGCATTCCACTTCTCCCCCATGTCGAGCATGGTCTCAATCTGGGTCTTTGGATCTGGCGATTGCTCGTGGTAGTAGTCCAGCAAGAAGCCCATCTTCATGGGCGGTAGCCACGCGCAGGCTGTGATCCCGCACCAATCCGACTCGGAGTTGACGCCGCCGGTCGGGTCCATCGCTACGGTGATGACGTGCCTCGAGTACGGATAGCCTACGCCATCAACGTAGATCGCCTCTGGTTTCCCCCTGGTGCTCCATTGCATCGTGTACTTGCGGAAGTCCTCTCGGTGAAATCTTCGGGAGCCCTCGTCCAACAGGACGTTGAGCATCTGGTGAGAGAAGAGGAAAGACTTCATCTTCGATAGGTCGCGGGCGAGGCCCTTCATGGTCCTACGTTCTGGGAAGATCGGCTGGCCCGTGTGCCAGGCCGTTGGCCTGTTGACCTCGAGAACCTTCTCCTGCACGTAATCGGAATCCAGGGGCGGGAGCTCGATCTCGACATCGCGCATGAACTCATCCCAACGCTCATCGACATAGCATCCGAGCACGAGCTTGTAGAACTCCTCATCGTTGAGAACCTGCTCGTAGTACCCCTCACCACCCCCGGGCCAGAGCGTCCCGATGATGAATAGGATTGAATTCTCATCCTCGAATAAGGGGCTGATTGCTTTGAGAAACTCGACGCGGGTTTCCATGATCGTAGCCGATTGCGTAGCCTTGAACTCGACTCCATCATCAATCACGATCTTGTCGTAGTGACCACCAACGAGGCCCGAGGCCATGCCGGCGAGGGTGATGGTTGCCTCTGGAAACTCGATCGGGCGAATGACGGAGAACTCCGTAGTGGTTCCCATCTCCCCGTCTGGTATGAGCTCTGGGAAGTAGGTTCGCATCGCCTTCGATCGCAGGACAGACTTCAGCTTGCGGCCCTTCTTCTTCGCCTCGTCCAGATTGTGCATGACGATGAGGATGCGGATATTCGGATCGTTGATGATGTCGAACACGGCGCCGGCAATGTTGAAGAATGAGGTTTTGAAGTGTCCGCGAGGGATCAGGCAAAGAAACTGTTTGTGGCCGGCCTCGAGCCCCTTCTGATACCAGAGCCACAGGCTGTAGTGCAGGACGATCGAGATTTTGTTGAAATCGCAGAGGTACCAAGCCGTCCAGAAGAGGGAGAGCTTGCACCGCTCTCTGATTAGCTCAATACGTTCTCGCTCCGGGGTAATCCCCTTTGCCATCAGCTAGGCTCCTGGTCGTCAATATCTAGGGCCGACCCTAGCATCTTTTGGAGATAACCGCCTAGCTCCTCGGCCTCATCGTGGACCTCGAGAAGCGCCTTGGGGATCATTTCGCGGACGCCGGCCTTCTCCTTCGCCCCAATATAGAGCTTTGTCCACTCGAGGATTCCCTTTGCGGCCTTCTCCCTGTCCGCCGGCTTTGCCGTTGGGCTCTCGAGGATGTCAGCCCACATCTTGACGGCGGTTGGGGCAGACTTCGAGAGGATCTGCAAGACCGTGATCTGGTCCTTGTAGAACCGCTGGAGCGCCTGGGCGGCAAACTTCTTCGTCCAGCCCTGGTAGGCATCGCTGTGGTATTCGTAGGTTTTGCGGGAGATGCCTGGCTCAAGGCCGAGGATGCGATCGATGATGTCGAATGACTCGCCGCCGAACTCGCGCAGGAGACAAACCGCCTTAATGCGTAGAGTTGTCTTGTCGGGGGGTTTGGCCTTGACACTCACAATCGAAGAATAACATGGGTTCTAAAAAGCCCCGACGCAACTGGCGATGTCGAGACGCAATGCCCAGAGGTGGATCTAGGTTTGTTGCGCCGGGGCAAAGTTTTATCGTTTTCGAGCTAAGAATTCACGATCGGCCTTCGCCATGATCTCCGATGCCTCGCGGCTTTTCAGAAAGTTGTATGCGCTCCCGGCCTCTTTGGAATTGGAAAGAATTTTTCTCACTTGTTCCTGTTGTTCTGGGTGCGTGATGAGTATTTCGGGCGACTTTACGGACTTCCACCCACCTCCCCTCACCCGCTTGAAGGTTTCACGCCCCCAGAGCCCAATCGGGCCCTTTGATTTCCAGCCCATTACCGCCGCGATAGGCGCGGCCAGGAGACTTCCAAGGAATCCTCGTCGGTTCATGCTTCCTTCCAATCTATCTCGTCGTTGGAGAACTGCTCTTCGATCGCCTCGTATTGTGGGATCCAGACCTTGGCGGCGGCTTGCTGGACCTCCTCGAGCTCGTCATGGGTTTGTGGCTCTCGCCCGTGGGTTTCCTTGAACTTGTCGAGGGCGGCAAACACGGCGTTAGGGATGCAATCCATTGGGTCACTCATTGGTCGTCCCTTCATACTTTCCGAAAAACATCAGGCGTCCGTGCTCGACCCTCCGGCTTGATCGAGTCCTGTGGCGCTGTTACGAGGTTCATAGTAGTCCCGCATTCCGGGCATTCAGTTGCCATGTTGCGGTTTTCCACCGATCGGAACCTATCGATTGTGAGGTTGCATGATGGGCAGAAGTAGGGGTAGATCGGCACTTCAGTTGCTCCTTTTCCTGTGAATCGCGGCATTTGGGCATGTCGCAAAGTGGCTCGTAAAGACCTCGATCAGCGGGCGCCCGTCATCAGGAACCTTCATAACGAACCCTGGCCGACCGTGGATCTTGACCACCACATTCTCGCCCATTTTAGCCGACCACATGGCGTTTGGCACGTTGACCGGGGCTTTCTTCCCAGATTCCAGCG